AATCACAGAGCGACCTGTGGACCGACTGGATGTCAGATGTTGGTCAACTTGAGGCGTCCGTACAGAGTGATGTATGGAACCCCAAGCCCAACTTTACTTGTCGTGGCTGGTGTCCAGTCACATCGTGTGACCATAATCAAGGAGCTAAAAATGCTTAACAAGAGAAAGAAAACCAAAGCTGCAAAAATTCGTTCGTTCATTGCAGCAAACCCCAACGCAACTGCTAGGTACATAGCCGATCAGCTAGGCTTTCCTATACAGAGCGTGTACAACGTGAAGCACAAACTGCGTGCTGCTGAGAACAAAATTGTTACTCTCGTAGGCAGTTCAAACAAGAGTTTGATGGAGCAACTAGCACCTGACATTCCGGTTTACAAAGACTCGGTTACGAATGTTACGTCAACAAAGTTGAGAGAGATGATCGAGATGATTGAGAAGCCATCTGATCCAGTCAACAACCCAACCCACTACACCGATGGTGGCATCGAGACTATCGACTACATCGAGGCAAAGGGCTTGGGCTATCACCTTGGCAACGCGGTGAAGTACATCAGCAGAGCGGGCAAGAAGGGCACGAACCAAGGACTCGAGGACTTGCGTAAAGCCCAGTGGTACTTGGCTCGAGCCATTGAGAAGAACGAGTACGCCTCGCCTAACCGATGAAGGCTGTTCTGGAATTTAGCTATCCAGACGACGAGCGCAAACTACTGTACGCCCTCAAGGGACAAGACATGTACGTTGCGCTCGCCGAAGTACGGATGCAGATTAACGAAGAGTTCCGCCACAACGCAGACCCCGTAGCAGTGCTAATGCGTGTGCGGAACATTACAGACGACATCTTTCGTGAATTGGGGGACGCATGACACAAGATGAAATCCTAGAGGCACTACACAAGGTGGTGCAAGAGCACAAGCATTACACAACGTGGACTGTATCAACCCCACACCTAGTTGCTTTGGTCAAGTTGGCCATTGAGCATGAGCGTGAGGAGTGTGCCAAGGTAGTGGAAGCTTGGAGCGATTGGCATGGAGGTACAGAAACCCTTGCTAAGGCCATCCGAGCAAGGGGACAAGCATGACCAAAGACGTAGAAGTTAAGGTTGTGTTTGCTAAAGGAAGCATGGACGACTTTGATGGTACGCAAGAAGAGCTTGATGCTCTTGTAGCTGAGATCAAAGAAATGGTTACCAATGGCGCTTTTGCTGATGCCACCCCAATTACGAAAGAAGAAGAGGAAGAGCTTAAATTGTTGATGGAAAAACAGAAGGGACTGCAATGAGCACAAATATGTTTAGCGAAGAGATGGTTAACGCCATGATTGCAGAGGCCGTTGAAGCCGAGCGCAAAGAGATGCAAGCCAAGATTGAAACCCTATACGCCATGTACGAAGTAGCGGTTAAGCAACGGGACTACCTGATGGATCAACAACGAGCGCAGATTGAGGCTATGCGGGGGAGGGTGCAATGAAACCAATAGCATGGTACGACCCAACTAACGGCGTGGTCAGTACAGACAAAGACAGCCCTTTGTTTACACCACTTGGACAAATTTGGGGCTTGTACCCAAAAGAAGAATGGGTTGGACTGACGGAGTTAGAGAAGGCCGAGATCACAAGTCTCAAGTGGTGGGATTGGGAAGACACTTTTGATATTGACGGATTTGTTAGAGCCATTGAAGCCAAACTCAAGGACAAAAATGAGCAAATCCAAAACACCTGAGCCACTGTACAGACAGTACGTGCCTGAAGAAGACCGTGGCAAGACAATGGTCAGCAAGTACTACCGAGTCGATCAGAACATGAGTGGCTTGGGTGTAAGTCTCCACCCATACCTTGTCGAGTGCAACATACGAATTGACTTTGGCTTAGATGGTGGCATCTACAAAGTTGAGTGGAGCAATGAAGTTCTTAACGAAAGGAAAAAGAAATGAAAGACGATGACGATATCCAAGACTACGTTTCTGATAAGAACGTAAACGACATACGCAACCAAGTACTAGAAGAGGTTGCACACGAATTTGATTGCATGCGAATTGCTTTTGGCGATACAGCCGCTTCGTTTGCGCAGTACGTAAGGGAAATGAAGTATGCCAAGACCAAAGCCCCCTGAGCCCCTAGTAGGTAGAAACATGCGAATGTCTGATAGACAGTTTATTATTTTTAACCATCTTGGCGGTGCTGAGTGGCTAAGAAATTTGTTAGATAAGAAAGACCCATTTCCTAAAAAATACTATGATGCAGTTTTAAAAACAGGAGGCCCAAATGCCATACGTAAACAAACCCCGCCCATACAAAAAAGAATATGACCAACAGCAAACTAGAGGAGAGCTTGATGAGCGCATGGAGCGCCAGCGTGCCCGTCGCAAGATTGACAAAACCGGAGCTGATAAAGACAACAACGGTAAAGCTGATCGACGTGAAGGAAAAGATGTTGCTCACGTCAAGGCACTATCTAAAGGTGGATCAAATAAAAACGGGGTGAAGATCCAATCACCTAGTAAGAACCGATCCTTTAAACGAAACCCAGATGGCTCAATGAAATAATATGCAAGTACTGCAAGACCGCACTCTAGTGGTCAGGACCCGCTTCCCCGCTCGCATCACCGAGACCATACCCGCAAGCAATGTGGTGAAGGACCTTGGCGAAGAGCGTTACGAAGTAGAAGTGCCATGGGATTGGGACAACGCTGAGAAGCTGACGCACATGCGTATCAAAGATGTGCCATCGCCAATACAGCGTGACTACAAGTGGCCTCGGCCTATGGGCTTTGAGCCATTTGACCATCAGAAAGATACGTCATCGTTCTTGTCACTGCGCCGCCGCGCCTTCTGCTTCAACGAGCAGGGCACAGGCAAAACGGCATCAGTGATTTGGGCGGCTGACTATCTAATGACGTTGGGTCTCATCAAGCGGGTGCTTGTTGTGTGCCCTCTGTCTATCATGCAGTCTGCATGGCAGGCTGATCTGTTTAAGTTTGCAGTGCACCGTTCAGTTGACGTAGCCTACGGCGATTCCAACAAGCGGATAAAGATCATTAGCGGCCCCGCTGAGTTCATCATCATCAACTACGACGGCATAGCCACCATAGCTGACCACATGCTGAACCACGGCAAGTTTGATCTGATTGTGATTGACGAAGCGAACGCCTATAAGAACGTACAGACTAAGCGTTGGAAGCTGATGAACAAGTTCGTTGCTCCTAGCACTTGGATGTGGATGCTTACTGGCACACCAGCCGCGCAATCTCCTGTTGATGCTTACGGGCTAGGCAGGCTATGCGTACCCAGTCGTGCGCCACGCTTCTTCGGTGACTTCCGTGAGGCAGTCATGCAGAAGTTTGGGATGTTTCGTTGGGAGCCACGCCCAGACGCAGAGAAGCAGGTGTTCGAGATGTTGCAGCCAGCAATTCGTTACGAGAAGGCGCAGTGCTTGGACTTGCCAGAGGTAACGTACGTCAACCGTATTGCACCGCTTACGGCTTCACAGAAGAAGTATTACAAGGAGTTAAAGAGCCAGATGCTTCTTGAGATGGCGGGCGAGGAGGTCAGCACAGTCAATGCTGCCGCTAAGATGAACAAGCTGCTACAAATCTCTTGTGGTGCTGTGTATTCAGATAGCGGTGCGACGATTGAGTTTGATGTATCCGACCGACTACGAGTTGTGCAGGAAGTCATTGACGAGTCAAGTCATAAGGTGCTGGTGTTTGTGCCGTTCCGACACACCATCAAGCTACTGCAAGACTACCTGACAAAGAATGGCACAACATGTGATCTGATTCATGGCGAAGTCCCTGTGCATAAGCGCACTGCTATCTTCAAGGACTTTCAAGAGAAGCAGAACATCAAGGTACTCATCATTCAGCCACAAGCCGCGGCTCACGGGGTTACCCTAACTGCGGCTGACACCATCATTTGGTATGCTCCTGTTACGTCCACAGAGACGTACCTACAAGCGAACGCTCGCATTGACAGACCCGGACAGAAAAACGCGATGACCATCGTGCACATCGAAGGCAGTCCTGTCGAGAAGCGGTTGTACGCTATGTT